CCTGCGACCCAAGGTGATCGACGAGTACAAGTCGATCTACGGCGAACCCGGCAAAAAGGTGGACCTCGTGTTGGTCGAGGATAAAGCCTCGGGTATCAGCATCCTGCAGGATCTGCAGCGGGCGCAGGTGCCGTGCCGCGCCTACAACCCGGGACGGGCGGATAAGGTGCAGCGGCTGCATTTGGTGGCCAACATCATCATGCACGGGCGCGTCTACATTCCCGAGTCGGTGGTACACTCGGGCCAGCCCCGGGACTGGGCGGAGCCGCTGGTGAGCCAGATTTGCTCGTTCCCCGAGTCCGAGCGGGACGACTTGACCGATACGACCACGCAAGCGCTGCGGCTGCTGCGCGACATGGGTTTCCTGAATTTCGACCCGGTGGCGAGCGATGACGACGAGGACGAAACGCGGGAAAAGCGATCGAACCCCTATGCACAGTGAGGCACGACATGGCTGGACCACTTGACGAACTGGTAAGCGGGCTCGACCCGGTGGACGTCGCGACGCTGTTTGGACGGTTTAAATCGGCTGTGCCGCTTGGTATGGCTGCGTTCTCTCGCGGCTTGAACCAAGGCGAGGACGAGGCGCTGCTGAAAAAGTACGGCACGCGACCGCTGCCGCCGATGGTGGATCCAAGTGCGCAGGAAATGCAGCGCAGGGCGATCGAGGAGTTCGAGCTCAGGTACCCGACGCCCGAATTGCGGGCGGCGATACTGGAGCAGATGCGGGCAAACCGGCGGGGCGAAGGGTACGACCCGAGCACGGCGACACGACGGGTCGATTTTGCACCACAGAACCAGCCGGACTACAAGGGTCCGGTAGCGACGCCATCGACAGGCAAACGGCGATTCCAGGCGGGTGGTGGTGTGAAAAAGACCGTGCAGCAGATGAAAGACGAGTTGATGCTAGGCGGGAAAGGCAAGCCGGTCAAGGAAACTGTAGACTTGTCACGTCGTAGTTTTTTCCGCTTGCCCGAGTCTAAATCGTTCCCGCTGGCCAAGATAGACGACACGGCACTGGACAAGCTGGAGCAGAAATACGCGAAACAAGGGCAAGCGCCCGCCGTTACCACCGAAGCTGAGCGAATAGCTGAACGAAAACGCAAAGATCAAGCTGCGTTTGAAGAATGGCTTCGTCAAGAAAAAGCAGATTTTGCTGCTTCATTCGGGCCAGCAAAAGAATTACCGGCAAAGGTCGTGAAATCGATAGCTGAGACCCCAATATCGCGCCGTACGGTGTTGAAAGCCGCAGGGACTCAAGCACTGCAGGGTATGTTGCCCAGCACTGGTATGATAGGCGACGTTGCCAAGGCTGTCAACCCTGTGCAGTCCGTGGTGAAGCAGGTGGTGGCACCGGGTTTAACCAATCCGTGGGCCATGGCCATGTCTCTATTGAAACAGGGTAAAACCGAAAAAGAGGTGGCGGATATTTTAGCTCGAAAGGGCGTTAAGCCTTCCGATGTCTACGACGAAAGTACTGCCCCTTTCGAAGGAGATCTTAGTGCTATGATTGACCGCATCACAAACCCTAGTGGATATTTGGCTCACGAATTCGCTGACCTCAAGCGCCCTTCTGAAGCTCTAAGCGAATTAACTCATGGGCACTTGCCTTCCGATGTTTCTCCGATGCAGTGGCGCGGAACCCTGCGACAGATGCGAGAAGCTAATCCTGATGCTTATCGTGGAATGCTAAACACTGCTAAAGATCTCTCCACGTCTTCAGCCGAAACCGCAGTAGAAATGGGCCTTGAGCCGAAGTGGATTGACAAGTTTATGAGGGGTCAGATAGAATACAAAGATCTGCCTAAATCCTATCAAAATCAAGCTGATAGGATCATGTCCGGCTGGGAGTCCGGTGGTGATTACTGATATTGGATAAAATGATGGCAACCGAATTCCCACAACCACAGACAGAGACGCCTGCTGGACCCGAGGACCAAGAAGGGTTGGTGTTCGACCTGGAAGACGAATTCGCCGAAATGGAGGAACTGGACGACGGGTCCGCTGTTGTCCGGATGTCCGAGTTCAGCGGTCCACGCGAGGACGACGATTTTTATTCGAACATGTCCGAAAGCATGGACGAGTGGGAGTTGGGTAAGATCGCGCTCAAGTACATCGAGTACGTCGAAAAGGATCGCGAAGCGCGAAAGGATCGGGACAAGAAATACGAGGAGGGGCTGCGCCGTACGGGGATGGGAAACGATGCGCCCGGTGGCGCGACGTTCGCGGGTGCAAGCAAAGTGGTACACCCGATCATGGCCGAGGCGTGCATTGACTTTGAATCGCGGGCGATCAAAGAACTGTTCCCGCCGGACGGTCCGGTACGCACGAAATTGGTGGGTAAGTCGGACGAGGAAACGACGAAGCGGGCAGAGCGGAAACGCGACTGGATGAACTGGCAGTTGACGGAGCAGATCGAGGAGTTCCGGGACGAGCAAGAGCAGCTGCTCACTCAGCTGCCTTTGGGTGGTTCGCAGTATATGAAGATGTGGTTCGACGAGCGCAAGAAACGACCCTGCGCCGAGTTCGTACCGGTCGACAATGTGCTGCTACCGTTTGCGGCGGGGTCGTTCTACACGGCCCAACGGGTCACCGAGCAGCAAGACATCACCGCCGAGGAGTTCCGGCTTCGGATCGACAGCGGGTTGTACCGCGACGTTGAAATCGGAATCGCGTCGATGGAGCCCGAGCAGTCAGCAGCGCAAAAGGCGAACGACAAGATCGAGGGCAGGACGTTCGACGATAACGAGGACGGGCTGCGCCGGGTGTACCACATTTACGTGAATATGGCGATCGAGGACGACCAGAAGTCCAAAGGGGAGGTCGCGCCCTACATTTTGATGATCGACGAATTGGGCACCGAGGTGGTCGGGTTGTACCGCAATTGGGAAGAGGGTGACGAGAGCATGACGAAGCTCGACTGGCTGGTCGAGTTCAAGTTTATTCCGTGGCGGGGAGCTTACGCGATCGGTCTTCCGCACCTCATCGGCGGCCTTTCGGCTGCGCTCACTGGTTCGCTCCGTGCGCTCCTGGATTCGGCCCACATAAACAACGCGGCTACACTCCTGAAACTTAAAGGCGCGAAGATTTCGGGGCAGTCGCAGCAGGTGGAGGTGACCCAGGTCGTGGAGATAGAGGGTGCGCCCGGTGTCGACGATGTGCGCAAGATCGCGATGCCGATGCCTTTCAACCCACCTAGCGAAACGCTTTACAATCTGCTCGGTTGGCTCACCACTGCGGCGAAGGGTGTTGTGACCACGAGCGAGGAGAAGATCGCTGATGTCACCTCAAACGCACCCGTGGGGACCACCCAAGCGCTGATCGAGCAGGGTGCGGCGGTGTTTTCGGCGATTCACGCGAGGTTGCACCAGTCCCAATCGCGGGTCTTGAACATTCTCCAGCGGATCAACCGGTGGTACCTCGACGACATGCGCAAAGGCGACATAGTCCAAGAGCTTCCAATCAAGCGCGAGGATTTCAACCGGAGCACCGATGTGATTCCGGTGAGCGATCCGCACATATTCTCGGAGACTCAGCGATTCGCGCAGAACCAGTCCGTGCTCGCGCTGATGGAGAAATACCCGGACCAGTTCGACCGGCGGGCGGTGATTCAGCGGGTGGTGAAGCAGATGAAAGTACCGAACCCGAGCGAGTTGATGCCGAACATAGCCGAGCCGGAGGAGCGACACGCGGCGGATGAAAACGCGGCGATGGCAATTGGTCGAGCAGCGTTCGCGTACCCGCACCAGAACCAGCTGGCGCACATTCAAGCGCACTTGGACTTCGCGCTGAACCCCATGTTGGGTTCGTTGCCGATCATTGCGCCGCAGTTCATGCCGATGTTCCTTGAACACTTCAAGCAGCATTTGGTGCTCTGGTATTTGGGCCATATGAACGGGTACGTCGAGCAGTCGCTTGGCAAGAAAGTTGAGGATTACGATGTGCCCGGAATCACCGGCGATATCGACAAACTGTTCGCGGTAGCTTCGCAGCACACGGATTTGGACACGAAAGAGGCGTTCGAAAAAGTCGGTCCGGCACTGCAAAAGCTGATCGAGACGATGCAGCAGAACAAACCGAAGCCGCAAATGGACGGAAGCGATCAAGTGATCTTGCAAACGTCGATGGCCGAGACGCAGCGGCGGGAGAAGAAGGATCAGATGGACGCGGCGATGGAAAAATCGAAGCTGCAGGCCAGCATGTTGGAAAAGAACCGGGAGATGCAGATCAAGATCGCGACGAACGCGTCCGACAATCTCACCGAGGAACGCATCAAGACCGCAGAACTGTCGCAAGACGCTTCTGTCTTGAAACAAGAGCAGGAGCAAACTGCTATCGCTGCGCTGCAAGGCGCTCAACAAACTTTAGGAGGTCGCAATGGCTACTGAAAACGCGGGTCAAACGGGTCAAGATGTCAACATGCACAAGCGGATGGCCATGGGCGCGAAGCTCGACGGCACCTCGCTGGGTGCGAAAGAGCCCTCCAAGACCGATTCGGGCAACAAGCCCAAGGTCGGCGCTTTGATGCAAGCTAAAAAGAAATAATGCGATACGTCAGCGACTTCATTGGTGCTATTGAAGAGCGCAAGATGGCGATTGCGAGGTCGTTAGTGGATGGTCATGCCATCAACTTCGAAACCTACCAGCGGTTGGTAGGGCAGCACCAAGGGCTTGAAGAAGCTCTGGACATTCTTAACAATCTTCTAAAGGAAGACGAAATTGACAATTGAACATGAGCCGGAGGCTTTGAATGAAGCCGAGTTACGGGAAGCATTTCCCGAGGTAGATCCCGGTGCTTTGCCAGTAGGCGGTAGGATTCTCGTGCAGTGGCGAGCGGTGCGCGAGAAGGTGACCAGTTCGGGGATAGTGTTGCCTGAGGAAACGAAGGAAACCGAAAAGTGGAACACGCAGGTGGCGAAGGTCATCTCGATAGGTCCACTGGCTTTTAAAAAGCGCGATTCGATGGAGCCATGGCCGGAAGGCAATTGGATAGCCGTTGGAGACTATGTGCGGATGCCCAAATGGGGTGGAGACCGGTGGGAAGTACCTTTCACGACCGGCAACACTAGAGGCAATGCACTTTTTAGCATTTTTAACGATCACGAAGTAATTGCGAAAGTTACTGGTGACCCCCTGAAGGTGAAGGCGTTTCTATGAACAGTACAGAAAAAGTGGAATTGCAGGTATCGGAAAGCACGGATGGGTCCGCAACTGTGGTTTTACCGCAGAGCGAAATGCCTCAGACCATGCCGGAAGGCCGCGATGACCGTTCGGACCAGTCGGATGATGCCGACGATGACCACGATGGTGGTCAAGACAATACGCCGGACCCCGATCCTGCACGAGAAGCGATTCGAGTAGCGCGTCGGGAGGAGCGGAACCTAAAGAAAAAGCTCCAAAAGGCCCGGATCAGCGAGAGCAACCAGCTGATCAATACGCTGAAGCGTCAAAACGACCACATGGCCGAACGACTGGCTGTGCTGGAGAAACGAACAGCAGGTGCGGACGTTGCGCGGATCGATAAAGCTATCGAGGACGCCCACGTGCGGCTTCAATACGCGAAGATGAAGATCAAAGAGTCAACCGAGATGGCCGATGGTACCGGGCTCGCCGAGGCGCAGGAGGCTTGGTACGACGCACGGCGTCAAGTCGAGTCGCTGGAATCGCTCAAGAAAAAAGCGGTTGCTCAACCCGCATCACCGGCAATGCCCAAGGCGGCGGACCCTAGGCTGAAAAAGCTGGCGGGTAACTGGATGGCGCGGAACGACTGGTACGACCCCAACGGGAAGGATACCGACAGTCGTGTAGCGGTCAAAATCGACGAGTCGCTCGTGGAGGAGGGTTGGGACCCAACAAGCGAGGATTACTGGGAAGAATTGGATAATAGATTGACAAAATACTTGCCGCACCGTTATAATGCGGGCAATGACGAGAGGTCGTCATCTACAACACGAAGGCCAAAGATGGCAGTTACTGGGTCAGGTCGGGAATCTCAAAGCTACTCGAAAGCTTCGGAGTTCCGTGTATCTCCCGAGCGTGTCAAAGCGATCAAAGAGTCGGGTCGGTGGGATAACATCACCGAACGCAACAAGATGATTCGCAGGTACGCAGAATATGACCGTCTAAACGCTAACAGGAGTTGATATGAGAGACGACCGCCTCAAAAAAGATCTTCAAGCTGGTGGGCGTGAGTCCCGCGCAACGCAGGACCGTAGAGCCGCCAGTGATGAATTAGTTAGTCAACAGGAGCGTCGCAGAATGTTCCGGAACGAGTGGATTCAAGAATCCCTCCCCAAGCCACCCGATATTGCGGGTTACCATTTGATCTGGCTCTCAACCACCAACGGTTACGATCCGATCCACAAACGTCTCCGCATGGGTTATACCCCTGTCACTATCGACGAAGTTCCGGGCTTTGAAAACTACAAAGTTAAAGCTGGTGAACAGGCTGGATATGTGGCGTGCAATGAGATGTTGCTGTACAAGATTCCACTTGATATTTATCAACAAATCATGGAGGAATTGCACCACTTCGCCCCACAAGATGAATCCGACAAAATTCGGGTTCAGCTTGAAAACATGGGACCAAGGGACAGCAAGGGTCGATCGCTCGGTATGGTGGAAGGGGAAGGATTGAATCAGCTTGATCAACCAATGCCCGTTCCGGTATTCACCTGACGGATTTCGAACACTTTTGGAGAAAAGACTATGTCTGCTACAAATGCTCCGTTCGGTCTGCGCCCCGCTTTCCACCCCTCCGGTTTGGATCGTGCTCAAGCGCTGGCTGGCGGTATTGCGTCGGCGTATAACACCGACATCTTGAAAGGCCAACCGGTCAAGCTCAATACGAGCGGCGTGTTGGTCGTTGCTGCTGCTGGGGATGCGTTCCAAGGCGCTTTCGCTGGCGTCGAGTGGACTGATACCACTGGGCGTCGTCGTGTGTCGAACTACTGGCCTGCGAACAC